TCATGCGAGCATCGATCCGGTGTCAATTGATTTGCCAAGAATGCCAATAACGCGATTGAGAAGTGATCGTCCCATTCTGTATGGTGTTGGTTGGAAATCAACGCCTTCAATTTGTCCGCCGGCTGCATTAATTGATTGGAAGACTTCGACCGATACGACAATGATGGCTTCATATACCGCTGGATTTGAAGCATAGATTGTGGCTGCGTCATAACCTGAAAGATATGTGATTCCATTTGGAATGACAGCATTCATTGTGATATCTGCGTTTGTTTTAGCGTAAGAAAATTGATATGGATCCGGCACGCGAGTGACTGTTTTTGTGCCGTCAAAAATGGCATCTCCAATTGAGACAACCGCACTTGATCCGACAATGTAATTGTGTGGAGTATTGGTGACAAGAGTTGCCACATTGTCACGAATCTGTCGATCTGTTACAGCTGAAGAATATGAGACAAGAAGTGGCAAAATTACAAGCTCGCTTGTATCAATTACTTTTTGAAGATATGCGTCAGAATAAAGAGAAGAGCTCACTTGCAAGACAGCTCTTAGCTGCGTTGGAGTGACTAGCGACATGAGCTCTTCCCTTCGTCTGCTCGGTTAGCTCGGGAGCGAACTAACCGATGATTGATTGTGGCGTACTACGCCTTGTTGTTCTTGAATGCGCCAGCTGCAAGCTTTGTCGCGATTGCGCCGTAGCCGTACATAGCGATTGAGATTGAACCTGTAGAAATCACATCTGCACGAAGCTGATATGTTGGTGATTCGTACCATGTGTATGCATCTGGATCCACGATAATAATTGAGCCATCTGTATCTGTGCCGGCAGCTGTGTTTGCTGTGACATAGAGATCGAGACCAGCGACATTTCCACGGATTGACTGTGGATTTACTTGTCCGCCTGTGAAGTTATTTGTACCGGCAGACACATTGTAAAGCGGTGCTCCGTTATTGTTGAGCGTCATAAGATTTGACCATTGTGAAGTGTTCACAATCATGTTGCGAGCAAATCGCTGTGTGCCTGTGTAAACGGAAGCTGCTCCGCGAGAGACAATTCCAAGAATTTCTGCCGCTGTTGGATATGTGACCGTAGTTGTTGCATCGGCTGTTGCGCCGGTGATAAGAGCTGCGTTTACAGCTGTGTCTGTCACCTTTGCGTACTGTGCCGCTAAGTTGCGCATCAATTCTTCAATGAATGCTGGAGAAGAGCGATCAAAGAGTTCAACGCTGAATGTCTGCTGTCCCGCATATTTCTTGACATCAACGGAGATAAAAGCTGCATTCTGATCTGTTTCAGATGGTGCAGCACCTTCAGCTGTTAATGCAACTGTTGGAAGCTGTGTAATCTTTGGAATCTCGAATGTCATACCTGCATCCGGCAATGTGCCGCGTGAGATAGCATCGATGTTTGAACGAGTTGCATTAGCAAGACCGTTGATTACTGTTGTTAGCTGGCGTGTTGGAATAAGACCAGCGTTGTCTGGTGTATCAGCTGCGGCGCGGACATATTCGCGAGCTTCATCTGATCCAAGAGCTGCCTTGATTGTCATTTCAAGCTGCTTGTGTGCAGAGAAATCCATTCGTGGCTTTGTATATGCAACTGCGCTTGCAGATGCGGTTACTGACTGTGCGGCTTCTACCGTCTCGACGGTGTCCGCGTTTGTGACGGTGTTTTCCACTTCGTCTCCTTCTGTTGTTGGTGTTTCTTCTGCATCCGCTGTGGATTCAGAGATCTGTTGTTCTTCGGTAGCTGCTACTTCGGCGACGCGAGCTGATCTGACAGCTGGCTCGGATACAAGTGCAACGCCAGTCAATTCGCCAGCGAGAACGCGCATTGTGCCGTCCTTTTCTTGCACATAATCTTCCACAGCCAATTCAATTGAAAAGCCATCGCGAAGTCCATCCATAGCTTCGACAAGTGCATCTGTTCCGGCTGTTGTATTAGCAATTTTGAATGTTGCGTTGATTGCGCCAGTACCATCCAAAGACATTTCCATAGTCTTGCCAATTCGGCGAGTACGATCATGTTCAAGGTTAAGAAATACATTCTTTGGCTCAATAGATCCTTTTGCAAATACAACTTTGCCCGTTGATGCATTTGCTGGCTCTTCAAATGCCACAATGCGTCCGGTGATTGTGCGAGAGACGGAATCTGCCGCTGTGATTGTCATGGGTGTTGTTAGCTTCATCCGATTAGATCCTCTTCTTTTCTAATTTCTTCGATTGACATTGCGCCAATGCGATTCAAAATTTCATATACTTGAGCGCGCTCAAAAGCGTTACCACGCAAGAAATCGTCTAAGTCATAACGCACATATTGAGAAGCTGGCGTGAAATCTGTTAGGGAAAGTCTTTCCTCGATGATTGTCAGCACCGGACGGATTGAAAAGTCAATCAGATCGCGCCTTTGATTGATAGCGTTGGAATAAGTCGTACTTGATGGATCCGCTGATACGAACCATGCCGGAATGCCCATTGCACGGCATAATTCCAAAGATAGGTATTGCCGAGCTTCATTAAGCTGAAGATTCTTTGGATCGTATCCAATTGTGTCCATTTTAATGTCTGCATTTAAGAATGTGACAGCCTTTGAAGCTTTATTCTTGAAAGCATTGATAAGTGAAGCAACACGATCTTTTGGAAGTTGCACTCCATTGGATGACAAAACAATTTGTGGAATTGGATTAATTGCAAAATCTAAAGCTGCTCTTTCAAGCGCGTGTGCTGCTCGGATTGTGCGTCCGGCACGATTGAGCAATCCTTCTTGTCCATTTCCGAAGACCACAAGATCTTCAAATGGAAATGGAATGCCATCTACAGTATAAGATTCAATTTCTGTACCGATTGAGTTTGTAAATACTCCAACGCGCTCCGGTGCAATTCTCTGCATCGCTTGAATGCGACCTGTATCAGCATATCTAGCCATGATCTGACAATATGCAGCCGGACGGAAAAGTAAATCTTCCGCTATCCAACTCCAAAATTCTGCGCCGGTAATTCGTGGATCCGGCTGACGAATAACGCGTGGAGAATATAAAGTCTCGTTTGTTTGTTTATCTTTTGTTTCCAAAGGTAAAGCTGCAACGGTGGATGTAATTATTCCGCGAGCGCGAGCGATTGTAGGTACGCCCATCGCCACGCTTCGAGTAGCTGTTTGATCTCCGCCGAAGAATGGAGCACCAAGAGAATCAAGAGAATTTACGGGCGCAAGAGAAGCATCGATAGCTGTATCAGCAATTGGCTTTGGAGCTGTAATAAAAAAATCTTTTAGACCCATACCACAATTTTACGGATCTGATACTCCTAACCGATCATAATGTCAAGATCCGTCTGTGGGCGTGTCGCGTAATGTGTGACGAGCGCACAAGCCACGGTAGCACACACAGTCGATTGAGAAGCTCTGCGTCCAATAGTCCATCCGCCATCGCCGAAAGGAAGTCTCGCAGCTGAAAGGATCTGTTTCGTCAATTCCGGTTGCTGTCCATGTCGTAATCTTTTCGATGAGATTGCTCCTAAAAGTTCGTCGCAAGATTGACCGTAAAGAGCCCCGTCTATATCGGCGATTGGGATTCCGGCTGGCTGAAGTCTAGCGGCGATGGCTGAAGAAGTACGGCGCGAATACGCCAACACTTCAACCGGATATTCAGCAAAGTGATCTGCGATGTCATTTGCAATGGCTTTGTCATCAAGTGAAATCGGATTGTGCCAAGTCCGGAGAAGCTTCACAAAGAATTCTTCATCGTTGATTCGCTGACCGATGACGAGAGCAGCATCTCTACGATCCGGCGAGCAATCCAGCCCCATCCATACGGTGTTCTCGGTATCAATTTCAAATTCGTCAATTCCGCATTCAGCCCACTCGCCAGCCGGAATTGCAGAGCTGATTGTCTGTACGGGAATGCACAAGACTTCGGTTCGGACTACATCCGGCGGATCATTCATCACGGCTCGAAGATTGTCGATGTGCACGGTGTAGCCGAGTGCTGGATTTGATTTTGCCACGCCAGCCCAAAATTTTGGGGAATCGTCGATCTTGTTGTAATCACTCGACCATTCGAAATATCCGATGTCGTCCGTGGATCCGCCAGCTGCACCGATTCCACGCTCACGGATTTGGTTAAGCACAAGACTGTGCTGATCACCCATATTGCTATACGACCAAAGCTGCGGATTTTCCGCCGCCATCATCGTGTACCGAAGCGATGCCCATGTCGTCTCATCCTTGAGCTCTCGCGTCTCATCGATGTGAACGGTCGATGGCTTTGAAATTCCTCGAGCAGCTGACGCGCCAGCTTTGACCATGTAGCGATTTCCGTTGAGACATTCAATCTCTTCGGATCCGTGAGCCCACCGGATTCGCTTGACTTGCTTTGCCAGCCCGTCATTGCTTTCAATTGTCTGCACTAGATCGCGAAAAGTCTCGAGAGAAGTCGTCAATCGATGAGCTGTGCCAATCTGAAGCTTGTTGTCCCACTCAAAGAGTCCCATGAGAATGCGTTGCTTCATGAATGTCGTCTTTCCTTGCTGACGGGCAACGACCAATTGAACGAGCGGATGTAGCCAT